TACTCACACATCGTAGTGTTTGTTCCCGGCCAATTGTTTTTATAAAAGTGACAAAGTTTTTGGCATCTGAAGTCTCTACGACTATTACTAATCGGTCTAGGCTTGATGTTATCTTTAATCTCTTCATATCTTTTTCTAAGCATTCCCAAAAATCTATCTTGATCTGACTTGTCAAAACACATACTAAACGGTCCACCGTCTCTAGTAAAGAAGATAGACATAATAGCCTGTTCGTAGTCTGGATAAAGTTTTGATATGGCATAATTATACAATAGCAACTGCGCATCGTCAAGAAGTTTCTCATATGTTTTTACTTCACCCGTAGCCCAATTCTTTCTTTGTCCCGTCTTCCAATCCACTACCTCAATTATATCGTCATCTATCTTGGTAACTAAATCAATAGTTCCCTTGATAGCTAAGTTGCCACTGATGGTAGTTCCATCTGGCATTTCATATTCATACTTAGCCCAATCTTCTTCGATAGCAATATCAAAAGTAGGCTCTGTGTCAACTATATCTCTTTTTCTTGGGTCGAATTGACCATCATTAAAAGTTAAAGCTGTCTCTATTTGTTTCTCGCAAAACTTAAAATCCGCAGGGTAGTATTTATGACTATCTGTAGATCCATAGTATTCGTAACTACGGCTTAGTAAATCGGCAACAAGTTTTTTAGTTTTTAGTTTTCTTGGCGTGAAACTAACTTCTCCGATAGCGTCATCCATAATTGACAACTCTTTCTTGTCTGGATTGTCTTGTAGCTCTTTTTTACAAGATGCTAAACATTCCATGACTTTGTGACAAGCGGTTCCTAGCTGGGCTTTCTTTCCCGATTCTGACCTATATCCTAAAACATAAGTCATAAAATACTGCATTTGGCAAAAATCGTAATTACCATAGCTAGAGGATCTAATGTATGTTACTATCATTCTGACTCTTTAAACTGATGGATGCCACCAACAAGAACAGGCTCTTCTTTTTTATCTGCATTAGCTTCTGACTCAGAAGTTACAGACGTTCCTAGCCATCCCCACTCCTCAATCGCTTTTATAATTTCTACATGAGTTTCTTGAATTGTCATGTTTTGATTGTCTATGACGGCATCAAACTGGTAGTCTTTATCAAATGCGTTTTCGCTTTTATGTGAGTCTTTGTAATTTGATCTTGTTAGTCTAACAACTTTACCTCCGGCATTTTGGATGGCTTCAGCCTCGTTTGGATATCTACAATCATCAATTACCGCCAGTAGAGATCCTTCTGACTCTACATCTTTAACAAGCCTAGAAACCCAAATCTCTTCATAGATCTTTCTACAGACTTCTGACCCAAAGAACTGAAGAAACTCTCTACCCGTCATCTTTCCTTTTTTATGATACATTAAATCACCATTATCAATAAGTTTTTTAACCGGTGCAAGTTTGGCGGTTTTAGCGCACGTTATGACTCCGGGCATAGACTCCCAAGTGATTGGTATCTTAGCGTTCTTCTGTATGTCAGAACCTCTTACATTCTCTTCTTTAATGTCAAAAAGTTCTGTTGCAATATTTTTTAGCGGGTCTGCAAAAGAATAACTTTTTACATAGGGCCACATATTATAAACGGCCCATTCCGAAAACTCTAAGTCTACTCTCTTAACATCTAGGAGAGCATGTCCTTGTTCTTTGTCGCCTTTAGAATCAATAAATTCTGTAGCTACAACAAGCTCGCCTTTGTCTGTTATACTAAAGCCCGATATTATATTATGAGATTTAAGCTGATAGCCATGTATAAAGTTGCTACATGTAGTTTTCCCAGACTGTTTGTTACCAGCAAAGGCTAAAATTCTGGTGGTCATATCAAATTATCCTTCTTCAATTGAGGGTTAAGTTCTTCATGAATTTGTTCGATAGACATTTCGCCAATGTCTTTTTTAGAGATTTGCGGTCTGTAGTAATTAAATCTTCTCCCGCACTTTTTTACAATTTGTTCAGCGGCTTTTTTTCCTGCTTCATCATAGTCTGTTAATATTACTAAATTTAAAGCTCCACTTTTTTCTAATACTAAAAGCTGGTCATCGCTTACACTAGCGCCAAAGATACCAACTGAGTTTTTAAATCCTGCTTCATACATTCTTAAAACATCGCCTTGACCTTCTAGGATAAAAAGAACCCCTTTATCTCCCATAAAGTTTTGCGCAATATTGAACCCATAAAGAACGTTTTTCTTAAATCCTTTACTATGTAACCATTTAGGTTGTAAGGCATCATTGACAGACCTCCCCACACATCCTACATAGTTATAGTCCTCATCGTAAATCGGGACAACAACTCTTCCCGACATTGGCTTATTTTTTGCAAAACATGTACCAATATCGAAAGTTTTTAAAGTCTCTTCGCTATAGCCTCTTCCGACATAATACTTTGCCGGTATATTGATAGTAGACTGTATTTGTTCTCTAGATATGTTGGGTATTTGTCTTTCTATCTTCCTATCAAATATTTCTAGCAACTTCACTTCTTTTTTAGCGTCTGTTTTAACTTCTATTTGACTTGGATCTAATTTTAAAAAGTCTAGACAAAAATCATATACCGTATTTAAAGGCAGATCTCTACCTTCTCTGTAAGACAATACGCCTCTAACAAATCCAAATATATTCTTTTGATAAACTTCGTGACATTGAGCCGTCCAGCAGTGCCAATTACCCGTGGCTACTTCGCCATCGGTAAAAACGCTACAACCTTCCGGGCTATCACCGCCATGAACCGGGCAGGGAAAAGAGTATCTATTTGGATACTCTATACCCTCAATATCAAAATATTCTAAAAGCGATGGAATATCTTCCGAAAGCTTATCACATATTGTCAATATCTGATTCTGAGTCAATCTCTTCATTTATTTCAAAACCTTCTTCTCTTGATCTCGCATTATTATGAAGCTCGTTTCTGGTCATACCTTCTTCAAGTCTTCCTATTTTACCAAACATTTTCATACTAACATAGTCACCGTCATCTAAACCTTCTCCATGTCTTGAAACAACTGGAACAAGTTTTCTGTTTCCATTTTCTACTTTGTCTTCTGCTACTTCTTCTTCTGATTTCATCTTAAAGATAGAGAAACTTGTACAAAGCCATATAAGCCTGTCTGAGCCTGACACAACATCTGTAGACTCTTTCGTTATACCATCTCTGTTTAGTTGCACAAAACTCAAGCAGGGTACATCATACTTAACCATAAAGTTATGTAGTTGAGTAATTTGAAATCCAAGCACTTGATACTCTTGCATGGAACTACTAATCCCTTCCGAACCCATCAGCTTTAGATAATCATAAACAATTAAACAGTCATTTGTAACTCCAGCTTCATCAAAGCCTACATGTTGATAAATCCATTTACGCATGATAGCTAAAATATTCTCAAAGGATTGACCAGCAATACTTATATAATGATAAGGTATTTCTTTTAGCTTCTCTGCCGCTTTCTCTACCTTTTCTTTTTCTAGTGGATTTTCTGTAAATTTGCCAGTAGAAATCTTATTAATATCTACGCCGCTAACGTTGGCAATCATTCTATTTAGATGATCTTCTTTGCTCATCTCTGTATCCAGCATCAGAACGGGTATGCCTAGATTAGAAACATTCATAGCGACAGCATCACCAAACATAGATTTACCAACCTTTGGGCGAGCCGCAACAAGATCAACACACTTTCTTCTTAGGCCGCCCCCAATTGCTGCATCATATCTTGGAAAGCCTGTGGGTATGCCAACATTTTCAGAAACGTTCTCGGAAAGAAATTCAATATAGTCATCAATGTCTTCACCGATAATTTCTGTTTTCTTATTTGAGGATTGGTATATGTCGGCAGTAGCATCAAGAATAGGGGCTTCCACTTTGGAAATAAGATCCATAACATCTTCATCACCATTCGTAGCATCCAAATCCTTTTGACAAGCGGTCAGCGTTTTCTTTAAGTCTCTTGCTAGTTTAAGCTTGGCTATTTTTACTGCGTGAGACTTTGCATTTTCTTTATGTATAGGAAAATTAAACAAAGATCTTATAAAAGAAATCTCATCTTTGTTGTTTAT